CATTTCCATAAACCAGGCTGTAACGTCGCTGTAGTTTATGCTATTGCCCTCGCATAGCCTTAATAGCCCTGCTTCTAGCCATTTATCATAGGGTATTTTTTCGTCGTGTACTCTTTGCTCAAAGTTATCTTTAGGTAAAAAGTACATCTGCGTAACGTAGCGCTTTTCTTGCTTATCCATAAACAGAAGCGTAGCCGCTGTTAAGTCGCCGTTTCTGCTCAAGTCTGCGCCGCCTATACAGTAATAGCCCTTAAATGCTTCTAGGTTAAAAGTCTCTGGGTTGTTAGCGTCGTCAAAGGTAAGCCAGGTACTAGCTACTGTCTGTATTACGTTAAAGTCTTTTACTAGCACGCCTGTTAAGTCTCTGGGGCTTTGTTTAGCCCTCTCTACCTTGCTTATAAGGTCGTCTAGCTTCTTTATCGTATTTAAGCCAGGGTTAGCCTTTTCCCATTTCATAGGGTCTAGCCACTCTTCTTTACTGTCTAGCTCATAAATAAGCGGTAAAAAGTGCGGGTCGTCTATAGTGCCGTCGCAAACGCCGCAAGCGTACTTGTACATATCATCAAATATACATTCTCTAATAGTGCCTGCCGTCGTTATCATCACTAAAAGCGGCTGCCTGCGTGCGCTCTGGCTCTGCTTCATAACCTCATATAAGTTACGGTCTTTAATGCTATGCAGCTCGTCTATAATTACTAAGTGGCTGTTTAAGCCGTCTAGCGTGTCGCTGTTCTTTCCCAGGGGCGCAAACTTGCTAAAGGTAAGGCTAAAGTATAAGTCGCTCTTACGCTTCTTAACTACCTGTAAAAGGTCTGGGCTTTGCCTTATCATGTTGTAAGTTTCCTCATAAATTATTTTAGCCTGGTCTTTCTTACTGGCTACGCTGTAGACTTCTGCGCCTGCTTCATTGTCTGCAATAAGCATATAAAGGGCTAAGCCGCTAAGCACAACACTTTTACCGTTCTTGCGGGCTACGTAAAAAAGCGTTTCTCTGTACTTCCTGTAGCCTGTTTTAGCGTCTACAAAGCCAAATAAAGCACTTATAAAAGCTTTCTGGAATAGTTGCAGCTTAAGGGGCTGCCCCGCCCACTCGCCTTTAGAGTGCTTACAAAATCTTTCTATAAACGCTATAGGCTTTTCGGCTTTCTTCTGGTCGAAGACGTAGCCGCCTTTAGGGTTGTTAATATCGTCTACAAGCTTTTCATACTGCCGCCTGGTACGCTTGCTAACAATACACTTACCCGCCTTAATTGCTTCTAGGTACTGCGTTACGTAGTCCATGCTTTAGCCCTCTTTAAGGAAGTCGTAGACGGCGTTACTTTTTTCTGCTTCCTGGCTCTTGCCTATAAGGTCTGTAAGCTGCCTGTACATAACGCTATAGCGCTGTACGGTCGTATTGTATGCCTTAAGTGCGGGGCTTTCTCGTAAAAAGTTCTGTTTTCCCTGGCTAAACTCTTCTACTACGCCGTCTGCCGCTATACGTTCCTTAAGCGTCTTTAGCGTACCCTCAATAAAGCTAAGCTCTTCTATAAGCTTTCTGCCTATAAGCTGCTTATCTTCTGGTATCTTCCGCAATATCTCTTTATATTCTTTCTTCATAGCCATATAATAGCCCTCTTTTCGTGTTTACTAGGGTTACTAAGTTTACATAGTAAGCCCCCTCTATCAAAATTACCTTAGCGGGGTTTTCTAAACTCCCCCCGCCGTTCCCAGGGCATAGCGTTAAAAATAGTACCCCCCTACCCCGCTGCAAAGCGTAAACGCCGTTTAAGGCTGTTTTTAGCCGTTTCTAGGGGCTTTAGGGTCTTAGCCATAACTTTATACCTAAAAGCCGTTAAAAGCGCTTCTAGGGGCGTTCTAGCGGGTCGTTTTTCTGTAGCTTAGCTAGTAAGTCGTCTATAGCTGCCTGCTGCCGCTTAAAGTCCTTAGCGCCCTGGCTTTCTTTAACTCCTGCTATAGTTCCGTCGCTATTAAATAGCGTTACGTTATGCTGTAGCCCATGCTCTGCGTTGTGGCACTCAATACAAAGGGCTTCTAGGTTATCAAAGCTTAGAGCTATTGCGGGGTCGTTTACGTTGCTGCCGTTAAGCCATGTTTTATGGTGGCATATCGTAGCGGGTTTACCGCAGCGCTCACATATATAACACTTGCTAGCCATGTATGCAGCGCTTACCCTGCGCCATGCTTTGCCCTTGTAAAAAGCTGTATTGTCGTAGCCTTTATACTTCATAGTCTCTAGCACGTAAGCTAATAGCCTTAAGCAAGGCGTTAATAGTCCTGGTTAAAGCCTGGTCGTCTGCGTGGTCTGCATAATACCATTGAGTAAGAAGCAAGCCGCTTACCGTCTTTACTAAAGGCTCTGCTACCTGGTTTGTTTCCGCAAGCCCTGTAGTAGTAGCAATATAGCTAGGTAAAGCGTCTATAAGGCTCTGTATAAGTTCGTCGTTGTTTCCCTCGTCAACGTGTAGCACGTTACAAGCTTCTGTTAAGGTCATGTTTATTACCTCGTCTTTCTGTAAAAAGCTAAGGGGCATAGGGGCTAATATGCTGCGCCCTACGCCCCCTGCAAAGGTCTAGTTAGCTGTTAAGCCTGCTGCTATTCAGTTTAGGAAGCGCTAGCCTTGCAAAGCTTAACAAAGGCTTCTGTAATAATCGGCTTGCAATCTGCAATAGCCATAGCCCTATAGTCGATAAGCCCGCTCTTAAAGCTGCTTTCTCTGCTGCTCTCAATGCTAATACCCATAGGCATATTGTAGCCCAGGTACTTAGAGTAGTTACCCAGGTAAGCCGTATTGTCTGCGATATTATCATCAATAACAACGTCAAAGCCTAAAATCTTGCCTACGCTCTCGTTCTTAGGGTCTGCAATAAAGATAGGTCTGTTAGTGGTGTCCTGCATACCGTAGAAGACGTTATACAGGGTCTTATTATTCATAGCCCACTTAGCGCCCTGGCTGTAGCCCCTCTTAAGCAGCGCTACGGTTTCTACTACCTTTGCATAAGTAAAGGAAGCGTTAGCCGCAATCTGTACGGCGTTCTGGGTTGCGCCGCTAGTAGTCCAGGTAATACCGCTTTCAAGTCCTGTACCCTGTCCGCTGCCTGTACCGCTAATAAGCGCAGCATTGATAGTACCCATAACGCAAGCTGTAAGCTCGTCTACAAGGTAGCTTTCAAAGGCGTTAATAGTCATGGTCTTAACCTTAGCACTAATAGAGAAAATTTTAATAAGCTCATAGCCGCCAAAGGTAACGCTAGCAAGGGTTACTTTCTCTGTTTCAACGGTTGCGCCCTCAACGTGCCAGGAAGCATTAGAAGACGGCGTACCAATAGGAATAGCAATATTACTAGGCATATGAAAAGCTCTAGCTTCTGCAAGCAAGCCGCCCATAGTTCTAGCCTTGCTAATTACCTGGTTAAGGGTCTGCGTAGGAATAGCCGCCGCAACGTCTGAAGACGCAGTAAAGGCGTTAGCTCTCTGCTCTGTAACGGCTTTAAAGGCTGCCTGCTCATTGTCGTTAAGCTTTCTGCCCATAAGGGTTTTATAAAAAGCGCTTCTGTACTCTGGCGTAGCTACTACGTCGTCGCCCTCAAAAGTCTTTTTTTCTTCGCCCTTAAGGTTTCTGCCTGTTACCAGGTTAAGCCCTGCTGCCGCTGCGTCGCTTCTAAGCTCTGCGTTTTCTCTGGCTTCCTTAATACCTCTAAGCTCAATGTTAAAGGCTTCAATATCTGCGTTAGGGTCGTTGTCAATAGAAGAGTTAATAGCCTGCGCTCTCTCTTCCATTTCCTTAACGGTCTTGCCCCTGTAATAGTTAAAAGCTTCTGCTACTGTATTAAATTTCATTGTTAATAACCTCGTCTTTCTGCGCTTCTGCGCTGTTTTCGTCTACTGCCGCTTCAATCTCTGCTATCATGGTTTCAAGCTTTCTAGGCTCGTTTACAGGTACTACAAAGGCTACTTTTACGTAGTTATAGCGCCCTCTCTGGTTGCGCCGTTCCATTGTGTTAAAGTCCTGTACTTTATAGCCATGCTCTTTAGCAAATTCGTAAATAGCGGCTACGTGGTCGTAGTTGCTCATACTGTTTACCTCGCTTTCATAATCTGGTTGTAAAGTATCTTTGCCCGCTTCCTGGCTTCCAGGCTGTTAAGAGCTGCCGCCCTTGCGCTGCGTGCTTCAATACTTGTAGTAGGGTAAGCGGGGTAAGGTACTACGCTGCACTCATATACTTTAGCTATCTGCCGTATAGCTCTAGTATTAGTTTTAGCGTCGTAGTCGTCGCCGCCCTCTGGTACGGTAAAAGCAAAGCTCATGCCGCTAAGGTCGCCCCTTTTAACGGCTTCGTAAACCTCTTTAGCGCCTGCCGTCTCTGGTAGTACCGCTTCAAAGGTTAAGCCCTCTTCATCTACCTTTAGGCTCATTGTTTTAGGCGTTCTAGCAAGTGGCACTTTGCCTAAGTCGTGGTTGTAAAGTAGTCTCACGTCGCTTAGGTCTGCGCCGTCTAGTGCGCCTTTTCTAATAATTTCCGTATAGCTGCCGCCTACGTCATTTATTAAAGTGGGCGTATCGTAAAGAATAGGTCGCCCCCTTAAAATAAGAGCTTGTGCGCCGTCTGCCGTCGGCTCTGCCGCTCGTATTTCCGTTATACGTACTTCTTTCATGGTTAATACCTCTGCTTTCTGTACAATCGCATTTTTCGCCTATATCCAGGCTAGCCCCGCAATAAGGGCATATTTTATAATCTGTTCTAGCTCTCATGCTCTCATGTTCCAGGCTTCTAAAGCCCTCTCGCAAGCTTCGCTTTGCCACTCTTCGGCGGCGGGGTCTTCCTGGCTGCTTACGGTCTTGCCTGTAGCCCCGCAAATATCGCACTTAACAAAGATAAAATAGCTACGTGTCTTATAGCTGTAATTAGCGTTTAAGTAAGCTACGCCGTTACAATGAGGGCAAGGCTTAATAGCTGTTTTACTCATTGTTGCCGCCTTTACTCTGGTACTGCGCTGCCTGCGCTGCGTCTATCATGTTTAGCGCCTGTAAGCGCTTGTCGCCGTCCGTAACGCTAGGCAAATTAAGTATTTCTAATGCCTGGTTAATGGTAAGCAAGCCCATAGGCATAAGCTCTT